CGTAGGCCCAGCGGCGCACCTGGGGGGTGAGCCAGGGGATGGGCTGCGGCGTGGGGTCCTCGGGAGTCTGGGACGTGATGGCGTTCACTTGGCAGCTCCTTCCTTGACGGCGGCGAGGACGCGGGCGGTGGCCTCGTCAATGTCCACGCGGACGCCGGAGGCAACGCCGGAGGCGACCATGTTGAAGCGCTCCCACGACTCGCGGATGAGCAGGTTCGCGTGGTGCTCCGGGACCTCGACGAATCCCTGCGGGAGGATCTGGTTGTACACCTGGGCCTGCACGCGGTCGAGAGCGTAGGCCCCGGCGGACTCGGTGAGGAGGACGTAGGCGGTGACGCCTCCGTATTCGTTGGCTGTGTAGGTGATTCCGAGCATTTGGGTTCCTTTCGGTGTGGGGGTGTCAGCGGCCGCAGGTGCGGCGCCGGAGTCTGCGGATGTGTCCGAAGTGGTGGCGGGGGGGCGCAGGACGTGCGTCCACAGTCCCCGCGCGGTGTAGGGGTGGGCGTAGAAGCCGATGACGCGGGTCTCGCCGCCGGTGTCGTCGCCGGGGCCATCCCCCCATGCGGACCCACCGATATCTCCTTGCCCGTCGATCCATGCCTCGGCGATTCGGGCGTCGCCGACGCAGACGCCGGTGTGGCCGACGCCGCCGGACGCCGCCTCGGACAGGAGAACGTCTCCCGTGTAGAGGTTGTCAGCGTTCCCTCCGGTGGCGGCGTAGGGGATGACGGACCAGCCCACGGCCTCCAGGGCCTCGCGCATGTCACCCGTGTAAGTGGCGGCCCCGATGGGTAGGCCCGCCTGGTAGGCGGCCTCCAAGACGAGGCTGGAGCAGTCCCCCTCGAACGTGAAGCCGGGGGTCCATACGCCGCGTGTGCGCCGCACGTCAAGACGGTTCGGCTGGGAATAGCCGCCGTCCGCTGTTGCGGCCATCCAGTACGCTCTGGCCGCTAGATCCTGGACGCCCAAGGCGTCCTCCTTTCACTCGATGGTCGCAGCCCCGGGCAACTATCCGGGAATCCCGGATAGTTGAGGCTGCGTGAAACTCTGAGTCAGTAACCGTGTGCCGCGTAGCCGAAGCTGATGATCCGCGGCGTCGTGTAGTCGGGGATCATCAACCTGAACCCCTCCCGTTTCAAGTGGTCGATCTGCCACTTGTCCGGGGTCCAGGTGTTCGCGTCCGCGTTGCCAGTCCCGTAGAAGAAAGACACGGAGACGGTGATGCAGTCCGTGGGGAACGCCTGGGGGAACGCGATCACCGGCGTGTAGGAGTGACTGCCGTCCGCGGCGATGAACCCGGTCCAGCGTCCGATCACCTCGGAGGGCGTGAAGGACACGGGGACGGAGCCCTGAGAGCCCACCACCCAGTTCCCAGCGACCGCGCCCACGACGCGCGGCTGGTTCACCATCTGGAAAACCGGGCGCCCGGTCTTCTGGTCGACGGGCCCGTACATTCGGTACAGGACGCCGTTGGCGTCGATGTACACGGGGCGCGCCTGCGTGGGCGCGGCACCCGCGTCCACTGCCGCCTTGTACAGGACCGCAGCCTCGTTGAGGTCCGAGACTGCGAGGATCCCCGGGATGCTCGACGCCGTGGTCTTCCACGTCGCCAGCAGATCCTCGCTCGCCGTCGGCAGCTGAATACGGTTCCAGTGCGCTGTTGTCATGCGCGCCTCCTCCTATAGGGGCCTGATGAAGTCCAGAGAGAGCTTGTAGTCGTACACGGCCGTCGGCGTGGCCTGGCCGTTGTAGACGACGACCCCGATCTGGTCGCCGGCCGACAGGAGCACCTTGTCGGTGCGCTCGCCCGTCGTGTAATCGTCGGGCGCGCCGGAGAAGTACGTGTACGTGCCCCCCCAATCCGTCTTCGTGGGGAACGCCTGGCCGCCACCTGCTTCGACGGTCCCGACGGCGAACGCGCCGTCCCACGACTTCGACCACACGCACACCCAGACGTTCACCCGGTAGATCCCGGGGCGCGCCACGGTGACACGGTCGTCGGCGATCGTGATCCCGCTGCCGGTCACCTTCTTCGGGATCCGCAGTGGCAGCCTGGTCCACGTCTTCGACGGCAGGCTCACCTGCGTCTTCCCCGACCACGCCAGCAGGTCCGGCGGGTTCACGAGGTCGACCCAAGACGTGTCGACCCGGCCCTGGCCAGTGGCCCCCGGCGACGTGTGGTAAAGGCCCTCAGCCGTTAAGACAGTCTTCCCGTGCTGCGTGTCGTTGAACAGGATGTGGGCGGCGCCGGCGTCGTTCCTAGCGATCGTCAGCTCCGACGAAAAAGCCTGCTCCCAGGTGTCCTCGATGTCGAAGACGACGCGGTTCGCCCGGTTCGTCGGGGGAAACGTCATGTAGATGACGACGAGAAGATCCCCGTGGATCTGGACACGCTCCAGGCGAGGGGCTGTGCTCCCCTCCCAGTACGTCCACGACCCGAACTTCGGATAAATGCCCTCCGGAAGGCTGTTCCTCGGGTAGGTGACGACATGGGCCTCCATGAGCGGGTACTCGGCGGAGACGCGGGCCCGCACACGCCGGTTCACCAGCGTGCTCACCGTGGCGTCCTCCGTGGCGGGCAGCCGCAGGCTGAGAGTGACGAGCTGCTTCTTGTCGTGCGCGGGGAGGGTGATGGCGAAGCGCCCGTCGTCCGTCGCCGTGACCGGGCCCAGCTGGGCCTCCCACGCCGCGTCCGACCCACCCCCCGGCTTCCAGTACTCGGGCTTCACCACGGTCCCGTAGGCGTTCGCCCCGGTCGTCCGCTCAGCGCGGGACAGGTGGAAGCGTCCGCCGTTGATGACCAGGCCGTCCACCTGGCCACCCACGATCGTCGGCGACACGATGGTCTTCCCGGTGATCGTCCCGGCGATCAGCTCCCCGGGGATCACCGCGTTCTCCGCCGTGAGCCGGCCGACGACCGTGGCGTCGTCGAAGACGGCGAGGCGCGCCCACAGGTCCCGGGACGCGACAATGGTGTCCGCCGTGACTGTCCCTTGGGCGAGCTGACCGGGGCCGATCTGCACCGGCTCCCAGCCGCCGTTTTCCGCGAGCGCCCACCGCCCGACGGTCTTCCCCTCCACTACTTGCTCCCAGATTGTCCCTACCGGGTGTCCCTTTGCGTCGTCCCCCGTGGGTGCGCGGTCGGACACGCGGGCGCCGCCTCCTGCGGCCTTGATCTTCTCCTCCAGCTGCGCGCGGGCCTGGCCTATGTCGGCGCGGGCCTGCGTGAGGGCCTGGTCGGCGGCGCGGGTGGCGTCGAGGATACGGCGCCCGGTCTCCCCCACGGGGATCGGCGTGGCGCCGTCGGGTGCGGCGCGGGTGGGCGCGTGGATGGTGGTGGCGGCCCCGGTGGCGTCGCGGCTGATGCGGACGGGGGCCCCCATGTAGGTCACGCCGGCCTCGGTAGGGGCGACCACGGTGGCCGCGGTGTCGGGGGCGCCGTCCACACGGACCTCCACGATGCCGCGCGCCGCGTCGACGACGCCGACGACGGTGCCGGTCAGGGGCGCGGGCGCCGCCTGCGGGCCTAGTCGGCGCCCCTGGGGCGGCACATCGATCCACGGCGACAGGGCGTCAGGCATGGGATAGGACCTCCAGGTCGACGCGCATCGTCGCGTCCGGCTTGTCGATGGTGAGTGACGTCGCGGTAACGCGACCCGTCAGGGTCTCGGGCCCCGCCTCGTGGGGCACGGTCACAGTGATGGTGTCCCACAGCTCCAGGCGCGGGTCCGGGACGATGCTCAGGGACCGTGTCCCGTGGGCCGCCTGGGCGTTGCGCCTGTACGTGTCGGCCGCCTTGTACAGCGCCGACACGCCGTCGGCGATCTGCATCTCGTTGCGGTCCGTGACCACCCCGTACCCGGCCGGGTCGTACGGGTACTCGTAGCCGGTGGTCTCCGCCGTGTACCGGGACTCCCGGTCCTCGCCCTCACCGGTGGCGCCCACGACCCACCGGTTCGCCCGCCGCGCCCCGGACGCCCGCGAGGACTCGATGAGGAGGTCCCGGCCCGTGTACTCCGCCGCGGAGACGGGCGCGCCCGGAGCCCAGGCGTGCAGGCGCCCATCCGACCGCACCGCCCACAGGAGGCCGTGCGCCTCGCACAGCTTCCCCACCGCCTCCACGCGGCTCGTCCCCCACTCGTGCTCGCGGGACACGGTCGCGTCCGGGGCGTCCAGCACCACGGGCACGCCCCCCTCCTCGGGGGACGCGGCGAGGCGCTGCAGCTCGGACTGGACGGTCGCCCCGTATGGCGGGGAGGATGGCCACGCCATCGGGTTCTTCTCGAGCCGCTGGAGCAGGTCGTAGGACTCCACCTTGAGGGTCCCGTCGGACTGCTCCTCCCACGTCTCCACCTGGTACCAACCGATGGGCACCAGGATCTCGACGCCCCCGATCGTGAGGGTCTGGGAGACGTGGAGGCGCTGCCCGTAGTGGGCTAGCGGATCCCCGGGGCCGGTGGGGACAAGGCTGGGCGCCGCGGTGAGGGTGAGGCGCTCGCGGGGCGCCCGGTCGGCGGTGGCCTCGATCTGCACGTCCCACACGTCGAGGCAGTCGGCGATCATGCGGCCCGCTCGGTGCGAGGAGACGCGGGCGCCGACGCCGACGGGCCCGGTGAGGGCGTGGACTGTGGGGCCGGCCCTCATTGGGGCATCCCCGTGATGTCCCGGGCGCACTTGAGGTAGGAGCCGACGGACCCCCACGTGCGGTAGCGTGCCTGGGCCTCACCCCAGGTGACCGCTGGGGTGGTGAGGTCGGGTGCGGGCTGCTCGTCGACCGGGATCTCCCGGTAGTCGATGGACCAGTCGCGGCGGACGCGGTCGCGTCTGCCGGTTCGTTTGCTCGTCGCTTTGGTGACGGCGAGCAGTCTGATGGCTGGTACGTCGCAGCCTGGGATCTGGCAGCGGCCGTGGCCGTGAAGGGCGATGAGGGGGTGTCGGTCGTTGAGGATCTGCTCGATCTTCTCGCTCTCTTCCTTGTAACTCAGCATCTCCAGCGTTCCCTCCACGCTCGCTGGTGCGGTGGCGTAGCGGGTGGCGGGGCCGCGGCGTGCGGGGGTGTCGAGGACGCCTGCTCGCGGGTCGTAAGTGCGGGGGTCGTCGCCTATCCACGTGACGGCGGCCTGGGTGCGTCCGTCGATGGTGGTGAGGCCGTGCTCCACGCCGACCCGGGTGAGGGTGACGGTGGTGGCGCCCACCTGGTAGGTGGTGGGTGTGGAGGGCGGCGCGAGGGGGTCGGAGAAGATGGGGGTGGTGTGGGTGAGGACTCGGCCCCCGGGCGCGGTCACCGTGTCGGCGGCGTTGGCGCCATCGAGGTGGAATGTGGGGAGGCCGGTGGCGCGGCTCACCCATGCTCGGACGCTCATATCGCCTCTCTCACTACTCTCACGGCCTCGGTCCGGGCGGCGGCCCGCACCTGTTCTCCTGTCCACGGGTTCTCCACGATGGCCGTCACGTGGATCGTGGGGGCCCCTGGAGTGGACGTTGAGGCGTTCGCGCCGCCCGATGCGTACGCCACGGCGCCTGGCGGGATGTAGGCGCCGCCGAAGATGTCAGCGATGCGCGATAGGATCTGCTCGCTCCTCCGCCTCTTCCCGCGCGCTAGGGGGATGTACCCCTCGCCTCCGGTTTCGGGCTCGGCCCATACGCGGAATGCTCCGGCGGGGGCGATCTGCGCGACGTGGTCCTCCGTCTTCCGAGCATTGAGCCCACCGGAGCTGTAGAAGGCGAGCACGGACCCGTCCTTCTGCGCCGACCCGGAGGGGCCCCCGCTCTGCGTGTAATTCCCACGGATGTTCACGTTGAACGTGATGCCGTCCCACTGCGCGCGCAGGTTGTTCATGATGCCGCTCACGTAGTCGTTGGCGCGGATGTTCACGTACGGGTGGTAGTCGCCGATAGCGGCCTTGATGTCCGCCAGCTTCGCGTTCGCCGCCTCGTTGTTCCCGTCGATCGTGATAGTCCCGGTTGACTGGTCGATCTCCCCCAGGGCCGCGACCATCTGCGCGACCGCTGGGTCCTTGTTAGCGTCGATCGTGATAGTCCCGTCCTGGTTCTGCACGTACCCGAGCGTTTCGAGGACGGTGCTTATCGCGCTGTCGTTCGTGGCGTTCACGGTGATCGTCCCGCCGGTCTGGGACTGGATGTAGGAGATGAAGGCGTCGACGTCGGCCTGCGCCGGCAGGGTGTTCGCCACCACCTGCGTGTCCACGTTCGCCGGTATCAGGTGCAGCTTGTCCGCGAGCGCGTTCGCCTCGTCAGATGACAGGCCCATGGCCTGTGCAACGGCGACGAAGTTGTCTCGGGTGGTTTGCAGGGCGCCCTGCATCTCCGCGATTGTCGCCCCGTTCTTCTGCATCGACTCCACGAGCTTCCATCCGGATCTCGCGAGGTCGTCGAGGGCCGCTTGGTTGTTCCGCCCGGCCTCGGTGGTGATGTCGAGCGTTTGTCCATTCTTCAGCACTGCGGCGTTCGCGTCGTCGATGGCGTCGTAGAGGTCGCGCCAGGATCCGCGTTCTCCGAGGACGATGTTCTGCAGGTCCTCCTGTGCCTTGATGAGCTTCTCCACTGCGTTGACCTGCTCGTCGACGGCGTTGGTGGCCTCCTGGGCTGCTCCTGCGAGCTTCCCCTGTGCGTCCGCGTTCTTGAGGCCGGCCTCGGCTGCAAGGTCGTTCTTCTGCTTCGCCTGGTCGAGGGCGCCGATCTGCTCCTCTAGACCCTTCTTCGCATCCCCGTACGCTACGGCCAGATTGGTTTTCTCCACGCTCCTCGGCATGTCCTCGTAGGCCTTGAAGACCGCCTGGACGCGGTCGAGGGCCTCTGACGATCCAGCGGCGGCGTCGACGAAGTCCTTGACGGAGCCTCCGAGTTCCTTGAAGCCTTTGATCGCGTTGCGGCCGGTTCCGTTGGAGGCGAATCCCATATCCATGTTCTGGGACAGCTTCTCGAAGACCTTGGTGCGGGTGGCCTCTGTAGCCGCTCCGGTTACGGTGTCGAGCGTGCCCCGGTACTCCTCCGCCAACTGTGTAGCCCTCTTCTGCGCAGCGGAATACGCTCCCAGGGCGGCGGTTAGGGCGGCGATTCCAGCGGTGGCGGCAAGCCCCCAGGGGCCGCCGAAGGCGCCGAGGAGCGCGGTCCCCACGCCGCGGGCCGCGCCTCCGATGCCTGTGAGGACTGGGGTGACGGCCTGGCCGAGAGCGCTGATGCTCGACGAGCCAACGGTTCGGGCGGAGACGAAGGTGAGCCCGAAGTCGCGGATGCCCGCGCCGGTGGTCTTCAGGCCGGAGAGGATGTCGGAGAAACCGGTGGAGATGCGGGTGATGAAGGGGATGCTGCCGTTCAGGGAGGAGAGGGCCTGCCTCACCTCGACGATGGAGGAGAAGATCTTCATGCCCGCGCCTGCGGCGAGGGTGGCGGCGGAACCGAAGGCGAGGATGCCTAGTGCTCCTTGCTGCACGGGTCCGGGGAGGGCCGAGAATGCGTTGACGGCCTTCTCGGCGAATTGCACGATGGTGCGGAGAAAGTCGTTGCCGCCCGAACCGGATTTGATGAAGAGGGTCTCAAAGGATCCTCCGAGGCGCTCCACGTCCCCCGCGAGATTGTCCATCCTGGTCTGCGCTGTCTCCGACGCGTATCCCGCGTCGTTGACATTGTCGATCCAGCGCTGTATGCCCTCGGCGCCCTCCTTGTAGAGGACGTTCGCCGCGCGGATCGCGTCCTGGCCGAACATCTTCTTCATCTTCGCTTGACGGTCCTCGTCCGTCAGCTTCGACAGCTTGCTGTGCAGGAGGCCGGCGTACTGGGCTAGGCCGATGAACTTCCCTTGGGAGTCGTAGGCCTTGATCCCCAGCTCGTCCATGACGTTCGCAGCCGCCTTGGACTGCGGTGTCAGGTTAAGGAGCATGGTCTTGAAGCTGGTGCCGGCGTCGGAGCCGAGGAGGCCGGCGGAGGCGAAGGCGGCGAGGGCGCCGGTCGTCTCCTCGATCGACAGTCCGGTCTGGGAGGCGACGAGGCCCGACTGCTTGAGCGCCATCCCGAGGTCCTGCACGTCCCCCATCGCCTTCCCCGCGCCAGCGGCGAGGAGGTCGGCGACGTGGGCCATGTCCGAGCCTTTGAGGCCGAACTGGACGAGGGCGACGGAGGCTATGCCCGCTGCCTCAGCGACACCCAGGCCTCCTGCGGCTGCCAGGTCGAGGGCGCCGGTGAGGCCTCCGTCGAGGATGTCGGCCGTCGACACGCCCGCCTTCGCGAGCTCCTCGATGGCCCCGGCGGCCTCGGACGCGCTGTACGCGGTGTCGGCGCCCGCCTGGATGGCTGCGTTGCGCAGCCTGTCCATGTTCTCCGCCGACTCGTGCGTCGCGGCCTGGACAGCACTCATGGCGGAGTCGAAGTTGCTGAACTGCTTGATCGCGATCCCCGCGGCGGCCCCGGCGGCCGCGCCGTATCCGAGGAGTGCTGTTGACGCAGTCGACCAGGCCTGCTGCTGGAGCTGGGCGGACTGGGCGAGGCGCCCGAAGGTGGTCTCGGCCGCACGGCCGGTCGGATCGCCGGATTTAGCGAGCTGTTCCAGGTTCTTCGACGCGGACGTGATCTGCCGGTTGAAGTCGGCGACGTTCGCCCGCAGGGTGACCTTGATGCTGCGTTCTGCCACCTGCTGCTCCTTTCCCAGCGCGTGTAGGTGTACGATCAGTGGGACATTGGCGTTGACCACAGGGGGGGGTGCCGCAATTGAGTGAGAACGTTCCGCAGGGCGGTGGCAGGGTCGGGGTGGGTACGGTCCTGTGGCTCTTTTTCGGTATCCCCCTGACTGGTCTTGTTGCCCTTTTCTTCCTTCTCGGCGGCTCATGCTCGCCACGCCACGCCACGGTGCCTGCGGCGTCCCCCACTGCGCGCGTGACGGCTGCGGCTGGTGCGGCTGATGAGCGGGACGCTCCCGCTAGCCGCGAGTGCGCGGAGGCAATCGCCGAGCGCATCGCCGATGACGGCGGCGAGTTCGCCTGGTGGCAGGACCCTGTCCGCACTGCGAGCGATGGTGGAGGGTGGAACGACCAGGGGAGCGTGTACTACGGGGTTGGCGGGGAGTTGCGCGCCCGCGCGTACACGTGCGACACCGACGCGGACGGGGCTCTCACCCGCGCCGCGTGGCTCGGCGAGGCGGCTACTCCTCCCCGGTGAAGACGACGCGGGGTACGAGGCCCGGGGCGGGGCCGTGCTGGTTGCGGCGGCGGTAGATGTCGAGTGCCAGCTGGGCGTTGTCCTGCGTCTCGATGACCTCGAAGTGGCCCTCGTAGTCGCCCTCGGTGAGGCGGCGCGGGTAGCCGTATGAGCCGACCCGTGTAGCCTCGTACATGTCCAGTGCGCCAGCGAGAACGCGGTCGGTGTCCGTCCACCCGCTGGAGTGCCTGGCTGGGACGCCCAGGAACTCGGTGGGGCGCACCCCCCAGCTCTTCGCGGATCGGAGTGCCTGGACCAGCCACGTGTGCCGCGCCTGGTCCAGGCACTCCGTCACGAAGGGACTGAAATGGCCGGCTTCGTGGCGTTCACCGCCGCAACTGCGGACACGAGATCCACGATCTGCGGCTCGATGCGGTCGCGGAGCGTCCGGAGCAGCTGGGGCGTGAATCCGGGAGGATCAATGATCTGCGCGGCGATCTGCTCCATGACGAGGTCGTTCTCGGTCTTCCCCTCCTCCGCGTGGTCGGCGCGGAAGCGGGTGATCCAGTCGGTGGACCGGCCCTGCACGGTGACGGCGAGGCTGGAGTCCTTCAGCTCGCGCGTCACTGCGGAGATCTCGTCCCTGATCCTCCTCTTCCTCTCCGTGTCCGCTGCGGCCTTCGCTTCCGTCAGGTCCGCCGTGAGGCGGGAGAGGGTGCCGAAGAGGTCGCCGCGGGCGTAGAGGACGACGGTGCGGGTGGCGGGGATGACGCCCTCGACCCATGCGGCGAGGTCGAAGGTGGCGGGGTCGGGGGTGGTGTCCTGGGTCTGGGGCGTCGCGGTTTCGTTCATCGTGAGTTCGTCGTCAATGGCTGCCATGCTCGTGCTCCTATGCGGGTGTGCGGCTGCCTCTTGCGGGTGGTGGGTGTGTGCCGTCCTGCTGGGCTGTGGCAGCCTGGTGGAGAGCCCAGCAGGACGGGGATTGTGGCGGGTTACGCGGCCTTCACGGCCACGTCCTCCTTCGCGTCCATCACGTTCAGCTTCGCGGTCCTCTTGATGTAGCCGCTGAAGCGGTCGGACGGCTTCGTCGGGGTTCCGAGGACGACCTCGTACACCGAAACGATGTCGCCCTCTTCGATCTCCTTCGCCTCGTCCGGGCCCTCGCGTTCGACCAGCCACAGGCTGGTGTCCTTCTTCTTGATGAGGTCCCATACGAAGTCGTCGGCGACCACGGGCTTCCCCTGGTCGTCGAGGTAGCGGAAGACGGTGATGTTCCCCGTGTAGCTCGTCGGTCCGGGTGCCTTCCCCTCCCCTTTCTTGCACATTTCCTGCTCGGTGATCTCCGCGTCGGAGTCCGCGCCGAGCGCGTAGTCGCTCTTCATGATCCGGCAGGAGATCTTCTTCCCCGCCTTGATCTCGTCGACCTTCGGCGCCGCCATGTCGGCGGGCGCGCTGGTGAGCGCCCACAGGCTGATGCGCCCGTCGGCCAGGGTCTTCACTCCAGGTGCCATTTCTATTCTCCTTCGTCCGTGTTGGTGCCCCCGCAGCATGCGGGCTCCGGGGTGTTGTCGGGGGCGTCGAGGGTGTAGTCGGCGCCGAGGACGGGGTGCCCGATCCAGTGCTCGGGGACTGTCTGCCACGCGCCCGTCCGCGCGTTCCATGCCTGTACCATGCGTCACTCCTGTCTCTGTGTGGCCTGGATGCGCAGGCCGATGGACACCCATCGCGGGTTCCTGTTCGTCTCCGCCACTACGGTGCTGTTGTCCGACTGGACGTTCGTGGCGTCGGTGACGGTGAGGGGGAAAACGCGCCAGCCGGGGACGGTTGGCGACCATCCGGCGAGGGCGGTGATGATGGTGTCGGCGAGGTCGAGGGCGTTGGGCGCTGTGCCCGCGACTGCCTGTACGCGGATCACCTGGTTCACGTCGCGCCCGCGCCCTGCGATGTCGGGGGCGCGCGGGATGGCCGGGGGGCCCCAGGTGAAGGCGTAGGGGAGGGGCGGGTTCGCTGGCGGGTCTCCGAGGTAGGCGCGGACCTGCTTTCCTCCGGCGTGCAGTCCCCCTACTTTCTCCACGATCTTTTGCATCACTGCGCGCGTCACGCCGGCCATAGGTCCTCCACGATGCTGGTGATGGCCGCCTCGAACGCGGCGGCCTCCTCCTCCAACGGCTCACGGGGGTCTCGGGTGTGCCCGCCGCCGCGGCTGGTGCCGAAGTAGGCGATATTGGCGAGTGCGCCCGACGGTTTCGATGGCCCAACCTCCGCCTCGATGCTCGGGCCGTCGTGGTGGATGTCGTAGGAGACCGTGGCCGCGACGGCGCGTATGCCGCCGTTGGACGATGCCTGTAGGTCGCTTTGCATCGCCTTCTTGATGTTCACCGCGCCCTTGTTGACTGCTGGCAGTAGCCAGCGCGCGAGTTCCCCTGGGAGGCGTGTTGCGTCCGCTGCTGCCCGCCGCACCTCGCCTGTGTCGATCTCGATGCCGGTCACGGGATTCCCCCATCGTCGATGTCGTCCCGGTTCGTCTCGACGTCTACCTGGAATCGACGGCTTGTCGCGTAGGTCTTGTCGAACAGGCCGGTGACTCGGAAGACGGAGAGGTAGCCGGTGACGCGGATGAGGTCTCCGACTCGGACTGCGCCCACGTTGTGGGGGATGTGGATGCTGTACCGCTGCGTGACGACGAGCGCCCCTGCGGACTGGGCGGCGGTCTCGTGGGCCTCGTACGTCTGGACCTTGCAGCGCCCCTCCCACACCGGCGTCTCTGTGATTCGGTCGAGGCCGTCGGGGTCGGGGGTGGTGGTGGGGCGGGTGATGGTGCAGGTGTCCGTCATGAGGGCCTCTGCGGCCCGGCGCCCTGCGGTTAGCGCTGTCTGCGCGGTCATGCCCATCCGCTCCTCTCCAGTGGGGCGTTGCGGTCGTGTCCTCCGTACCAGGGGTTTGGTGTGGCGATGGGGAGCCATGCTCCTGCTGTGCCGCCGTCTTCGGAGAGGCGCGCCCACTCCGCTTCTGTGAGTGCCAGCTCCGCGCTTGCGGCTGCGGCCTCCAGCGTGTAGCTGTAGTCGTCGATCCTCTCGTTCCGTTTCCCGTCTGGGTTGCGGACTCTGCGCGCCACGACTTCGGTGATGACGTCGGAGAGGATGGCTGGGTCGAGTCGGTGGAGGTCGCCGAGGCGCGCGGCGATTATCCTCTCCACCTTCTCGATCCAGTTGGTGATCTGCTTCTGCTCTTCGGGGTCGGTGATGGGGCGGCCCAGGGTGACCGCCACCTCCAACACGGTCGCGTGGTCAGCCACTTGGGCCGCCTCCTCTCACTTCTTCCCCGTTTTCTCGTCTTCGGCTGTCTTCTCGTCTTCGGCGGCGGGTGGCGCGTACCCGTGGGCGGTCCACACGTCAGCCTGTTCGGCGCCCACAGTCACCGTGATCCCGTTGGGGGACACGAGAGTGACCACATCCTCGACGCCGATCACTTCGTCACCAGCTTCACGAACGCTTCCTTGTCGGCGAGGACGAAGCCGAACTCGGCCTCGGCCCTCAGAGCGACGAGGTTGTTCTCGTAGAGGGACACCAGCTGTCCGCCGATGGTGACGGTCGCCTCGGTCGAGATGTCGTACTCAATTCCACCGACCGCGCCCCAGGCGCCCTTCGTCCAGTCGCCGGCGAAGCCGACGGTCTTGTCGTTCCCGACGTTCTCGTGCATGCGGCTGATCCGTCCCAGGACGGAGCCGTAGCGGATCACCGGGGCGAGGTCCTGGTAGTGGGCCTCGGCGAAGAGAGGGCGACCGTTGTTGTCCTTGGCGTCGAGGAACGCGGGCTCGAAACCCGTGTCGAAGGCCCATCCGGTGACCTTCTTCTTCGGCGTCCCCTTCACGTTGAGGGTGATGGCCTGCACGAGTTCGTCGTACAGTTTTGTCCCGTCGCCGCTCACCTCCACCGACTTCGTCGTCTCCGCGACGTGGTGGTCGAAGGGGCCGGTCCCAGTGCCGTCCCCGCCCTTGTTGTGGAAGACGGCGAGGTCGAAGGCGACTGCGAAGGCGTCCGCAAGGTGCGTGCGGAGAGTTTGCGCGTAATCCGCGGGGTTCGCGCGAACGACTTCCTGGGACATGACTGCGATGGCGGCGATCTTCTGCGGCTTCATGGTCACGATTCCGACGTCGGCCTGGGTCGTCGGCTTCTTTCCTGCTTCAGCGACCCAGTTGGCCGTGGGCTTGTTCGTGAGGATGGGGAAGCTGACCCCAGCGGGGCCGAGCTCCTGGCGCTGGAACATCTGCATGGCGACGGAGCCTTTGACGGCGTCGTCGAAGATGGATGCGGCCTGCTCCGGGGGCAGGAAGTTCTTGTCGAAGTCCTTGAGCTGTTTTGCGGCTGTGATAGCCATTGTGTTTTCCTTCCGAGCGGTTCGGGATTGGTCAGACAGTGCCGCCGACGGCGGCGGCGAGCGCGGCGGCGATGGGATCGACGTCCGGTGTAGTGGCCTGGGCGCCGCCCTGTGTGGGGTCGGGGCGCATGCGCAGCGGTTCATCCGCCTTCTCGTCGCTGTCCCCTCCGGTGGTGGGGAGCGCGGCGAGGAGCTTGTCGGCGGATTCAGCGAGTTCCTCGCGCGTGTTGCCGCGGAGGAACTCGGCGAGGGCGTCGGGGATCTTCTTCTCGTGGATCACCTGGCTTCGCGCCAGGTCCGTGGTGAGGCCCGCGATCTTCTGGTCCTTCGCCTTGAGCTCGTCCGCCTGCTTGGACTTCAGGGCCTCCACGGCGGCCATCTGCTCGGCGAGGAGCGTCTCCGCGGCCTTTGCGCGCTGGTCTGCTGCTTTCCTCGCCTCCCTTTCGGCCTTGAGCGCCTTCTGCCCGGCGGTGCCGAGCTGCTGGTCGCCGTCGTTCGTGGCGTCGGTGGTGTCGGTGCTGTCTGCCATGGTTTTCGTTCTCCTTCGTCCGAATCGCTCGGGGTCGGGTTGGTGGGCCGTCGCGGCCCGGGTTGTGTGTGCCCGGCGCGTCCTGCGTCGGGTCGCTTGCGTGTAGCCCCTTCTGTTCTCAGTGGGCCATGCGGAGGAGGCGGCGCATCTCCGTGAGTTCTCCTCGGGCCGCGACGGCCGCGTAGTAGCGGGCCTCGACCTGGGCCGCGATCTGCGGCGTGAGGGGCGTCTCCTGCGCGCCGATGCGCGTCCCGCCGTGCCTCTCCTGCGCGCGGCTGCTGTACGGGTTCCTCCCCGCCAGGACGTCCTGCCAGTCGCGGGCCGCCTCACGGACGCGGCGCTGCGCGGCCGTCTCGCTCGTGCTGGCCTGCCCTGTCTGCTGCCCGTGCAGGGATCCGGTGGGGACCTGCCCGCCTGGGAGGATGTACCCTTGGTCGCGCAGGGCGCGGATGGCGTCCTCGCGCTTGGGATTGAGCCTGTAGATCGTGTCGGGCGTCATGCGGCGCTGGCCGCGTTGGAGAGTGGTCGAGGCGTGTCCACGGCGCGTGCCCTCGCGGGTGAAGGGATCGCCGGGGGACCGCATGCCCCGGCGCGCGTTCACGACCTGCCCCATGTCGGCGCCGTCACGGATCGCGCGGGCTGCGGCCCGGCCGAAGACCCTGTCCTGCTCAGCCTCGGAGAGGTCATTGAACGCCTGGTAGGGGTCGTCGATGAGTCCATGGGCGAACGCCTCGGCCTGGCTGGTGACCAGGGTGGGGACGTGGATGCAGTCGCAGCGCGGATGTCGCTGGAATCCTTGGTTCCAGCGGAAGAACTTCCCGGCTAGGATCATGCACCTGCTGCACGATGGAGGATTCAGCATCCGCACGTACCCGGTGCGGGGTCGGGCTGCGATGCCGACGGACGCTGCGGCCCGTCCGGCGTCGGCGACTGCGGTGGTGATGAGCATCGTCAACTGGGATCCGGCTGCCCGCATTGCTGCGTTGGTGGCCCAGCCGTCCCCTATCAGCTCCTTCGCCCGCACGGCTGGCGAGTAGAGGAGGCCCTGGAGCGCCCGTCCGTCCCCCGCTGCGCCCGCGACCGCTGTTGGGTCTGGTATGCCAGTGGGCGGCGCCCACGCGCCCTGAGCGGCGAGGGCGAGGGGAGCGGACATGACTGCGGATTCGGCGGCTGTGCGCTGCGCTGTGGCGACGGCGCTGACGACGTCCGCCAGGCCCTCCTCCCAGGTCTCGCTGATCCAGTCGGGGGATACCCGGTGCCAGGCGCGGCGACCTACGGCCGCGGCCGCGGCCTGTGCCCGTAGGACCCGCCGGTAGTGGTGGATTGATGCGTCAGGGAGCGCGGTCGGCATCGTCAGTCAGTCCCCGTGTCGGCGCCGCTCATGGTCTTCGCGAGCAGACGCTCGAGCTCTGGGTCGCGGTCCTCACGGTCGAAGTACTCGCGCTCCTGGGCCTTCCTGGCATCGTCCCATCCCAGCTCGTCCCACGCGCCCTCACGGCTGATGAGGGGCTTCCCGCCAGCGAGCTTCTGCAGCGCATCGGCCTTCTGGCTGAACGTCGGAGTCGCTGGGTCGTGCCACACGACGTTGACGGCGCCCATCGGCACCGTGTGCCCCATGAGGCGCGCAGCGAGGGTGAGGACGCGGCTCAGGGCCGCCCCGCACTCCGCGTTCACCCTCTCCACCCTTTTCACCAGCTTCGCCTCCTCCGCGCGGATGGCGCCCTCGGCCGGCGGGTTCGTCGTGATGAGACCGAAGTAGCGGGCCGGGAAGCCCGTCAGGCTTGCTGCGAGCTTGCCGTAGAGCTCGATGGTGGCGTGGAAGTTGGTGAGTTCGCCGGGCGATAGCTGTGTGACCCGCGCCGACGGGTTCTTGAGGGCGACGAAGGGCGAAAGGTAGTTGAACCATGCGTCGGGGCTGGCGAAGTCGCTCTTGGAGGCGCCCGCGATGATCCTCTTCGGCACCGCCGTCGTCTCGAGTGCGACCTGCATTTCCGTGACGGCGCGAACCGCTGCGTCGGTGATGCCCATGATGTCCGTCATCTCGCTGTGGCCGAGCGTCTCGCCGGTCATCTGACGGTTGAATGAGGCGACGACGGGGACGGCACCGAGATTGTGCAGGTCGCGGTCGGCGACCGTCCACTTACCTCCCACTGTAACGAGGGTCACTGTGCTGGTGGGCCTGTGGATCACTGCGTACCGTGTTGTACGGCCGTCGTCGTCCTCCACCTCCCACATGCGCACTGCGTACTCGATGCGCTGTCGCCGGGCGTCGTAGTGGACGGTCATCTGCCTGGGCGGTTCGACCCGGATCACCGGGTAGTCGTCCGGCGTGTCCCCGGGGCCGACGGAGAGGTAGCCGCGCCCGAAGATCAACCTGTCTCGGCGCCACATGCACAGCTCCGAGTTCAGGTCGTTCGCGTCCATGAGGGCTTGCAGGGCGTCGGCCGCCTCCGGATGCGACGGCACCAGGATGCTCTTCACATCCTGCCTTTCCTCAATGGTGTCGACCACGATCCTTGGCCAGTTCACCACGGTCTCCAGGGTGCGGAGCGAGGAGGGGAGGGCGAGGCCGAGGTGTTGGACCGTCTGCCGGCCCTCGTAGTACTGCAGCGCCGTCTTATCGCTCCGGGCCAGGGCCGCGAGCGCGTTCCCGGCGTGGCGGAGGATGGTTTCCTCTTCCGACGTGACCGGATTGATTATGGTCGGGCGCACTCCCGCCCCCTTTCCTTACCAGGTGAATGCGATGGGGCCGCTGTCGTCCCATCCCTCTGCGTGCTCGTCCGCCGCTGCCTCGTGCGCGAGGACGTCGGCCATGAGCACGTCGATCTTCATGTGCTCGGCGGGCTTGCCCAGGATGTACTTGTCTCCGGGTTTGGCCACTCGGCGGGCGTGGAGGGCGTGGGTTTTCGCTGTTTCATCCCTCGTGTGGGTGGTGAGGCCCTCGGCGAGGTCCTCCCTGTAGCGGGTGAGGGCGGCGAACATCCGTTGGATGCTGTTGGTCGGCCATTGCACGACGACGTCGTCGCCGTACAGGGTTTCCCAGTGGTCGATCTGGGTCTCCCAGTGTCGGGGGTCGCAGTAGAAGCGTTGGACGTCGTAGCGGTCCATGATCTCGGCTACGGCGGCTTCCACTTCTCCGCGTGGGATCCGTCCGTCTGGCCATGCTTGGGGGTCCCACACGGTGTCGCGGCGGTCGGGGCCGTAGGTGGGGGTGAAGCGGAGGCCGTTGACTGTTTCGGCGCGGATTGCGGTCCAGTCGCCGGAGCGGGAGCCGTCGAAGCCGAGGGTGATCTCGGCTCCGTCTTCGGGCTGCTCGTCCCGTGTAGCCCCCTCCCACACCTTCTCCGACAGGTACGATCCCTTGCCCTGCACGAGGCGGTTCCCGAAGAACCTCTCTGCCTGCGTCGGGTCGCGCTCCATGAGCTCGTCCGCCTCCGCATCGATCGCCTTGGGATCGACCCACGGGCTGGAGGCGTAGACGAAGCGGTGGATCTTCGACCTGTCCGCCTTCTTCGAGTAGTCCCACTCCAGTGGTGGGCGCTCGTAGAAGCGGAAGATGTCCCGGACACGGGCCTGGTAGGTCTGCTGAGCGCTGCTGTTCTCCATCGGGTCCCACGGGTTCGTAAGCTCGATGGTGCGACCCTGCATGCCTGCGACGGCGCGGCGGATCGTGTGCCACGTCGTCATGACCCCGGACTGCTCCGTGTACAGGCCGGACTCGTCCGCGATTGCCGCGGTGAAGGGCTGCCCGAGCTTCGACCTTGATGCCGATGTGACCGGCACGATCTTCCCGCCGTTCGGCAGACGGATGAATCCCTCGCGGACGTGGACGAAGTCGCTGAGGGGCCCGCCCGCGATCATCGTCTGCAAGGGCTCGTACACGTTCCGCGTCTGGTCCTCGGCGAAGGCGAGGAGGGCGATCAGCGACTTCGTCCGCGGCGCGCCCATCGCCTCGCCGGGCTCGTACTCCCTCTCCCACCCGCACCCGCACCCGTGGTCGCTGCACCTGTAGACCTCGCCGCCCCGCGCCCATCCGGCGAAGATGGTGGGGCCGACGCCCTCAGCCAGCGCGTCAGCGGCCGCCAGCGGCGACTTCCCCGACTTCTGCGGGCCAACCCACAGGCTGCGCCGGTAGTAGAAGGGTGCGACGAGGCGCGTTGGATCTGGCTTCGCATTCGCCTTCACCCTGTAGTGGTTGGCGTTGCAGTACAACTGCCAACCATTCAGCTCCAGGGGCTGGTCGAAGTAGACGCCGGAGGGGACCCGGCAGTGCTGCTCGATCCAGTCGGTGACGAGGAAGCCGAGGGTGTGCAGGGGGTTGAAGTCGAGGACGAGTGGCGCGGGCGCGAACTCATCCTCGGCCACCGGTCACGACCTCTAGTGCCGCCATCCGGTCCCTCGACGACTTCTTCTTCGCCTTCTCCGGCGCCGGTTTCGGCGCCAACGTGGCTCCGTCGCCGATCTGCCAGCGGTTCATCGCCAGACCTGCGGGGGTCATGCCGATCTGGTCGGCGAGTCGGAGCATCGCGGTCTTGTCCCCTGCCTTCGCGTTCTCCTCCTCGCACGACACTGCGAGCCGCACCCACTGGGCGACGAGGTACTGGAACCAGGGCTGCTCGTGCCACACTTCGGCCTGGGGCTGGGACCACGCCCATGCCCACAGGGTGAGCTCGCGCTCGTACCTGACGCGCGTCGGCTCCTCGCGGAAGCGGCGGCCGCCGCCGGGGAGCGGCTCCCACAGGGCCATCGGTGGGAGTGAGAATCTGGGGGCGGGCTGCGCATCGGTGTCGATGCCTGTGAGGACTCGGAATTGGACGCCGCGGGCGTCTGATCGAGCCGAGTTCGGGTTGGCTGCGGGCCCGCTGCGGGCCCTCGCTCCTCCGCTTGCCATTGTCGCCTCCGTTCCTCCGCCAGGCGTCGCGCCGCGGCGGAATGTGGTCGGAGGCGTCGCACCTCCGTTTCTGGTGGCCTTGGGATTTTTTGAACCCTCCGCACTTTTTTCGCCCCTCACCGGCGGTCTCCCCAGGGGGCCCCTGGGGGCACCCCCCTGGGACCTTGGTCACATTTTAAGCGTGCGGCGAGTCACTTCCGGTGGGCCGCTTTTCCGCCTGCGCGGCGATTACAACTTCGATGCTCTGGTCCGCGAATGATCGACCGATCATCGTCATCGTGACCTAAGTCGAACGGCTCGTCTGGACTGATCGGTTGTCCGCACCGCCAACACACGGCGTCACCCCGCGCGACCTGGGCGGCGGCCCGGCGCCGGGCCCGGCGGTAGGCGGCGTCGTATCCTCGCGCTGCTGCTGATCCGCGAGCGCGCTCGCGGGCTCGTTGGTGGGTGGGGCAGTAGCGGGTGCCGGCCGGGATGAGGCGGGGGCATGATGGTCCTGCGCATCTGCGCTTGCTCATGGTGGATGCGTTCGTAGGGCGTCGGTGGTGCGGCGCGGGTGGTGGCGTCGGTGCGGTTGGTGCGGGCTGTGCAGCATGTGGGATGCGAAGGGTGGATCGGCGATCACCCGGCTGGTCGTACCTGGCACCCCGGCACCCCCTGATGGATGTGGTGGGGTAGGGGGATGCTGGTGTGGCTGGGGGTTGGGAGGTGTGGGAAAGGTGGGCTGGGGGAGGCGTCCTTGTGTGGGCGTTAGCCGCCTGCGTCCTGTTGGAGTTGTACGATCGCCTGGTGCGCCCGGTGGTAGTCGTCGTCGTATCCGGGCTGTGGGGTGATCGCGTCTCGGCGTTCCATGATGCGGAGGACTGTCTCCGCTGCCTTCTGGTCGCCCTGTAGGACCTGCGGCCATAGCTGCCGCTGCATGGTGTTGAGGCGTTGTGCTTCTAGGGCTGGGTCTGTGGTGGTGTCCGCGTTGCGGAGGGCGGCGGCGATGTCGCGGCGGGTTTGTGTGGGGGTGGTGCCGAGTTTGTCTGCGATTTGTGTGGCGGTGAGGCCGGCGGCGCGGAGGTCGAGGGCGCGGCGTCGGCGGTCTTCCACGTCTTTGTTCGCCATGCGCGCTCCTGGTGCTGTGGGTGCACGCCGCCCCCGGGTGCTTGGTGGGCGGCCCGGGGGCGGCGTGGGGACAGTGCGTCCCCTTATGGGTGGGACAGTAGCACAGTTGGCGTATGCGCGCCTGCTGTACGTGAGGCGTGTCAGGCGCCGCGGGTGATCGCTAGGATCGGGAGCCAGCCGAGGCCGGCCCAGACAAGGCCAAGGGCGAATATGACTACGGTGATCATCAGTTCCGTTTCCGCTTGGTCCACGTGGCCGTGGATGTGGTCGTGTCGGGCGAGGAGGAGCATTGCGGCGGCGGATGCGAACGCGACCAGGATGCCGCCGACCCAGATGATGAGTGGTGCGGTCACGGGAGCGGCACCAGTCCTACCCACATGCCGATGATGGAGGTGATTGCGGCGAGTAACGCGGCTGCAGCGGATGCGACGATCCAGGCTATCGTCGCCTTGAAGAAGGTGCGGCCGATCGCGTCGATCTTCTTCTCCTGCTTCTCCGTGTGGGCGTAGTCGATGGCGATGTCGGCGATGATGTACGGGAGCATCGTCAGGAATCCGAGTAGGACCCAGGTGAGAAGCGCTAGTTTCAGCATTGTGTGCCTTCCATTCGTGTGTTGATGGCGGCGATCTGGTAGTGGCCGCCGGGGAGGGTGGGGATGTGGCCTCGGGTGACCCATTTGCGAAGGGTGTCGTGGGCGAGTGTGGGGTATGCGAGGCTGAGGGCGTCCCAGTCGACGTAGATTCCTGGGTCCTTGGTGTTGCGGAGGGTGGTGGCGAGGCGGGTCCGCTGGGCGTGGCGGACTGCGGCGCGGTTGGGGTACCAGGTGTCGCAGGTTTCGCAGGCGCCGTAGTCTGGGATGCCGTGCCGGGTGGGGGTGGTGGTGATGTGGCCGCCGCATTTGGGGCAGCGGCCGATTGTGGTGGTGGCGTAGCCGGTGCGGTTGGCGAGGTGGGTGTGGGTTTCGTGGATGACGCTGGTGAGGGCGTCCCAGTCGTCGAGGTGGGCGTGGGCCCACTCGAGGTGCTGGTCGATGTACGCGGCGGATGCTGCGGCGTGGGGTGGGGGCGTGGGGTGGCCGGTGTCGTCTGCGATCTGCCTGGCCCATGGGCCGAGGATCTCTTGGACGCCGCCGCTGGTGCGGATCCCGGTGGGGCCCTGGTCGGTGTCGTCGAGGATGCGGTCGAGGCCGTGTGGGAGGCGCCCAGGGGCGGGGTGGGCGCTCGCCCTGGCGGGGCCGGTGCTGGTGGGGGTGGCTGCGGCGGCCGCTGCTGCCCGCTCGTCGAGGAGGGCGGCGTAGCGGACGATGTCGTGGAGCATGCGGCGCGCAGTGCGGACGCTGGGGTCAGTCGTCGTCATTGGTGGCCTCCCTGTCGAGGTTGTGGAGGTAGGCGTGGGCGAGGCCCATGGTGGTGTAGATGTTGCCGTCGGTGTCGAACCGGTAGCCGTCTGCGTCTCCGGTGCTCACGTCGAGGGTGTTGGTGGCGAGGAGCCAGGCGAGGGGGTGGTGGCCTGGTTGCTCGTCGTGGATGTGGGCTTCGATGGCGGCGCGGAGGCGTTCGAGGGTTTCTGCGCTCATGCTGCACCCCCGAGAGCGAGGGTGTTGACAGCCGCACTGTGCGCGGCCCTGTAGGCGAGGGTCTGGACGACTCGTTGCGGGAGCGGTTCGGGCGTGCGTCCGACCTTGCATCTCACCTTCCATTCGACGTGCCCGTCGTCGTGGACCCAAACGAGGCCGGCTCCTATTCCCGGGATCGGTGGGCAGTCGATGAGGCCAGCTGGGGTGGCGTACAAGAACCTATGGGAGACGAGACGCCAGGGTCGGACCTTCGCCCATGTCTCCCTGGCTGCATCCGCCCGGGAAACCTTGATCTCAATCGCAGTGCGCACGAGGTCGTCAATCATGAGGGCGTCGATACGTCTCATGATCGACTCGTGGTCGGCATCGCTTTTCGTCCACTCGATCTCATCGTAGATGGTGAGCTCCGGAACGATCGCAGCGCCGGGCCATGTTGTGCGCAGGACTTCTAGGACTTCTACCGCTTTCATGCGTCCTCCTGCTGCTCGTACTGGTCGTGGTAGTCGTCGGGCGTGAGTACGTCGTACTCGCCGTGGGGGTCCTCGAGGAGGATCATCCCGGGGCGGGCGATGGTGAGGCCGTCGCGGGTGTGCACGTGGAGTGCGTCGCGGTTCATGGTGAGGTGGACGACGAGGTACTGGCGCGCGACCTCGGTGAGGTTGTCGTCGGTGAGGGGGATGGCCGTGTACTCGCTGGCGCGGGGACGGCACGGGATCGTGCGGAGGCCGCTCATTCGTTGTCCTCCTTGTCCCACATGCGGTAGTAGGGGTTCTCGAGCTCTCCGAGGCCGCGGGGGTTGGCGAGTTCGAGGAGCGCGTCGGCGTGGCATGGCTGGCCTGGGGGGCACCAGCACGCGAGGTCGCGGCCCCACAGGTGGTTGACCAGGAGGTCGCGGACGCAGCGCCCGCGGCGCGTGTTGTCGAGCCAGGCGCAGTAGCGTGCGGCGGCCTCGGCGGGGGTGGCGACGACCATGGGGTCCCCGGACTCGAGTTCGCGGCGTGTGCGGGCGACCCTGTAGGGGTTGCCGTAGGGGGTGCCGCGGCCGACGTAGACGGCGCCCCGTGGCATGCGCCACCCTTTGGTGCGCTTGCGCTGGACGCGGCGTGGCATTCTCTTGCTCATCGAGCTGCCTCCTCCCAGATGGCCTCGAACTGGCTGCGGACGCCGAGCTCGTGGTGTCCGTCGGGGTGGCGGGTGATGTAGTCGCCGATGGTGGCGATGTAGTTGGCGCCGTATTTGCCTGGAAAGGCGACGGCCATGCCTTCTGGGGTGTTGATGGTGGTGACGTATCCGCCCGCCCACCTGGCGGCCTCTGCCGCGTTCTCCTGGGTGACTTGCACGGCCTCGCACTTGCGGGGCTTGATGTGGTATTCCTTGACGTTCATTTCTGGTGTTCCTTCCGCTTGTTGTCGTGGTTGTTCCCGGCGTTGTCAGAACGGGGGTTCTTCCTGGTATTCGCTGTGGCGGTTGGGCTGGGGCGTGTCGGGCCAGGCCCCGGTCCCGGTGTGGCGGCCGGTGGCTTGGCCGTTTTGGGCGGCCGGGGCCTGGACGCGGTTGACTTGTGCGCGGGCGTTGCGGAGGGAGGGGCCGATCTCGTCGATCTGCATCTCCACGACGGTGCGGCGCTCGCCCTGGCGTGTCTCGTACTGGCGCTGGCCGAGGCGGCCGGTGGCGATGACGCGCATGCCCTTGCGCAGCGTCTCGGCGATGTTCTCGGCCTGGTCGCGCCATGCGCTGCAGCGCATGAACAGGGTTTCGCCGTCGCGCCACTGGCCGGCCTGGCGGTCGTAGGCGCGGGGGGTGCTGGCGATGGTGAGGTCGGCGACGGGGGTGCCGGACTGCGTCCAGCGCAGTTCGGGGTCGGCGGTGAGGTTGCCGATGATGGTGATGGTGGTTTCTCCGGCCATTTCGTGTTCTCCTTCGTCTGGGCGCCGTGTGGCGCCTCTGGTCCTGGTCCTTCCTCCCGTATGGGGTTGTGGGTGTTCGGCGCCCTGAGCGCCGACTAACCCGGGTTAGTCGCTGTGTTTCGTCTCGGGGGTGAGGCGCCTCCTCCGTGTCTCGGGGAGCGCGGGCGGTGGCGTGCGCCCGATGGAGCGCCACGCGGCGGCGGACGCCTGCTCCCGGGTGGCGCCGTCGCCGATGGCGCGGGTGGCGGCCAGGCGCCACGCCTGCCAGGCGGCGGGGTCGTCGACGAGGTCCTGCGGTCCGGGCAGGTGGCCGGCGGCGCGGATCCGCTCAGCGCGCAGGGCCCGGCACCGGCGGTTGACGTCGGCGGGCATGACCCAGTCCCGGGAGTCCCGGTAGTGTGCGACGACGGCGGCCTGGGCGTCGTCGACGGTGGTCTCGGGGTCGAGGGCCTGCGCCCATGCGAGGGCGGCGGCCTGGCCGGCCTGGCGGTTGTCGTAGGCGGCCGCGAGCGCGAGGACGCGTCCGGCCTCGGCGGGGGTCATGCTGCGCCTCCCTCGATGGCGAGCAGCGTCGCCGCCTGCGGGGCCCCGGCGCTCGCGGGCCCGGGAAGGGTGTCCGCCAGGGCGATCCAGGCGGCGACGCGGTCGTCGGTGGTGCTCCCGCCCCGCGCCCCGGGTGCGGGCGCCCTGCGCTGGCGGGCGTCGTGGTCTTCCTGGGCCCGGCGCGCCCAGTTGCGCCACGTGGCCGCCCAGTCGGTCTTCCGGCCCCGGGCGCCGGGGATGGCGCGCCAGTAGTCCGCGAATCGCGCTACCTCGGCGTTGGTGGCCGCAGCGGGGGCGTGCTCCCGGGTCCAGGCCACGAGGGCCGGGCTGGGCTGCCAGTCCTCGGGGATCCGCGTCCCACGGGTCTTCCCGGAGGTCTTCGACGCGGGTGTCGTCGTCTTGGCGGGCGGCGCGGGCGCGTCAGCGGCCTGCGACGCAGAAGAAGAAACTTTAGTTTCTTCTATATCTTCCTTTCTCCTTTCTCCTTTCTCCTTGTCCTCGATGTCCCGGGGGGACGCATCCGGGACATCTCGGGGACACGTCCGGTTGTCCCCCGGGTTGTCCCCCGGGGACACGTCCGGTTGTCCCCCCTCGGACTTTTCGGCGCGTTGGCGCCGTTTCTTCGTGGTCGCTTTCTTCCGTGCGCTCTTGATGTTCGCGTATTTCTCGTTCCATTTGAGCCATGAGACGACGCGAACCTGGCTGTCGGCGACGGTGACCAGACCGGCGGCCGCGAGCGCGTTTAGGCGTGCGTTTGCGGACGTGTCCCCGGGGACACCGGTGGGGAATCCGAGGCGTGTGAGGACCACGGTCTCGGGGACTCGGCCGTCGGTCTCGGGGTGGCCGGCGCACCAGGCGAGGAGGCGCGTGTACATGACCTCGGCGGCCTCGCCTGCCTCGATGATGGCCATGTCGTCGTAGTAGGAGGCGGCGAGGGCCGCGTATCGTCCGGGGCGTTTCATCAGTCGCTCCCGCAGCAGGGGCAGCGGATGCCCTGGGTCTTCTCGTCGTCGAGGGGCCGTCGCAGGGACTCCACCCACGCCCTCTGGATGTCCTCGAAGGTGAGGACGTCGATGGAGGGGTAGTGGGGGAGGAAGTCGGTGACGACCAGGGGGATACGGTTGTCGTGGTCGTCGACTACTGCGTGGCTGATTCTGACGGGCGCGCAGGCGGGGAGCCGTGAGAGCCTTTGTATCAGCTCACCCGCCGTTGTTTCCCCGGGTATTGCGGCGATGATCCACATGCCGGGGTCGGACTGTTGTCCGATCATGTTTTCCGCGTTTTCCACGGCTATTCCTCCTCTATTCGGATGGTGATTGTGTGCGTTCCCCTCGGGGCTTTCCCGGGGGCCCGCGTGTAGTCTGTGTGGGTGCGCCACCTGCTGTTGTCGTCGGGCCATACGCCGGCGTCGACGAGGCCGTCGATGATGGCCTTCACCGTGGGCGCGGCGTTGTCGGGGTCGGCGCGCGCGGCGGTGGGGTAGGCGACGGCGACGGTGACCCTGGACGGGCCCATTGGGCGCATTCCCTGGCTGCGGGCGGTGGCGTGGGCGCGCCAGCGGAGGGCGCGTGTGGCGCGGGCCCGGTGGGCCCAGTGGTAGCGGCCGTTCGCGGTCAGCCACTCGCTTTGGGGGACGGTGAGGGTGATCTCCTGCGCGGTCACGGCTCCACCGCCTCGGCGCGCTGGCGGCGCTCCAGGTAGCGGGCGGCCGCATCGTGGTCGGAGTGCATCGCCCAGTCGTGGATGTCGTCGGCGCCGACGCCGTCCTCCCACGCTGCGGGGTCCGTGCCGTCCGCGCACAGGCTGGCGCACTCGGCGCAGTCGTCGCACACGCGGGTGGTGACGATGGTCCCCGCGTCGGGGACCTCGATGCGGTCGTACCTGGCGCCCCGGGGAATGCGGGCGCCGCACATGCTGCAGGCGACCTGGCCCCGGCTGCGGGGCTGCGTCCTGCGGAGGACGTCATTCATCGGCTGCCCCCTCCGTGATGAGGGTGCGGACCGCGTGGGCGGCCTGCTGGGGGACGACGCCGTTGCCGAGCAGGCTGAGCTGCTGCGCGCGCGTCAGCCCCAGGGCTGGGCTGGTGACGTGCCCGTCGGGCAGGCCCATCATGTGCTCCACGAAGCGCGTGGAGAGGCGGGGGCGCCCGGTGTTGGAGGACAGCTCGGTGGGGGCTGGCGCGGGGCGGCCGATGACGGCCTCCCACCGGCGGACTGCGGCCTCGTAGGGGCCGAACGCCTCCTCGGCGTGGAGGCTGCGGACGGCCTGCCCGAGCGTGGGCCCGTACCCCTGGGAGGAGTAGGCGACGTCCATGGTGGTCACTGCGGGCAGTGTCCGCACTGCCTGCGACAGGCTAATGCCCTTCCCCGCCTGGTGGTAGCCGGCTTTGTGGTCCGACGCTGTGGGCGTGGGGATCAGGTGAGGTGCAGGTGCTCGACCTGGTCCGCCAGGCTCACGCTGTGCCCGCCCCTGCGGCGCTTCGCCGGGGGCTGGCTCCCCCCGCACGTCGCGAGGTTCGCTGTCGGGGTCGCCAAGTAGGGGGAGGAGGCTCCCCCATGTGTCTCCGTGGGGGTGGGCGATGAGGAAGACACGCCCACGGCGGTGGGGGGCGCCGACGTCGGAGGCGCGTACAACCGCCCACCGAGCGTCGTACCCCGCGTCGGCCAGGTCTCCGAGTACACGGCCGATTGCCCGGAGAGCAGGTCGCCCTGACCCGTCTCCCACACGTCCCGGACTGGGTTCCACACGGCTATGGGCTCCACTTGACAGCGCTCCTTCCACGTTCTCCCACGCCACTAGGCGCGGCCGATGCGCGAGGACAGCCCGCGCCATCGCGTCCCACAGGCCCGACCTGGTGCCGGGCCGCATTCCGCGGCGCTCGCCCGCCAGGCTCATGTCCTGGCAGGGGCTCCCCCCGCAGATGACGTCGACGCTGGGCGTGCGCGTCCAGTCGACGCCGGTGACGTCCCCGAGGTTCGGGGCGTCCGGCCAGTGGCGGGCGAGGACCCGGCGGGGCCCGGCCTCCACGTCGGCGACCCACTGGACGTCGACGCGGGCGCCCGCGAGCGCCATTGCGACGCCCATGTCGAGGCCCCCGTACCCGGTGAAAAGGCTCCCGAGCCTGATTGTCGTGGTCATTGCTCGCCCCCGGGGGCGAGGTAGCGCTCGAGGAAGTAGCGCTGGCCCTTCCCCGTGACTTTCGGGGTGCGGCTCACCGTGGTGTGCCCGTCCGGGTGCGTGACCGTGGTCTCCTTCACCTGGAAGAGTCCGGCTTCCATGCTTCTTTGGGTGGGCATGTTCCAGTCGGCGCCGCGCCTGCGGATGAGGTACCCGTCGGCGCGGAGGCGCGCGAACAGGCGGTTGGCGCCCACGTCGACGCCGTTCTGCCGCAGCAGCTTCGCCAGGTCCCCCACGAGGATGCTCGTGTGGGAGGCGGCGACGGCGTCGGCGAAGAGGACCTTCCCGCGGTCGGCCTCGATCTTCGCTTTGGCGTGCCCGAGTTCGGTTTCGGCTTCGGCGGCGCGCTGCTGGGCGGCGTCGAGGGTGCGCTGGGCTTCGATGAGGGCGGCGGCCATGAGTTCCGGGCCCGTGAGGGCGGGGCGCGCCTGGTAGGAGCCGGTGCGGCGGATCTCGGGGAGGACCTCGTGGGTGACCCACCGCTTGAAGGCCTGTGCCGCCGTGGTCCGGGATCCGAGGATCGCCGTGTAGAGGCCGGCCTCGGAGATTACGGTCATTGCCTGGGGGCCGCCGGGGGTACGCACTTCGCGCGTACCCTTCTCGTCGTCGTCGAGGCGGCGTGTCATGTCGGACGCCATGCGGTATCTGAGGATGCACGCCACGTCGGAGGCGACGAACCAGGGGTCGCCGGTGGGGTCGATGTGGACGCGGACACGAGTTATGCCGAACTTGTAGGTGGTGACGGTGCCGTTCATTCCGGGTCCACCTCCCGCAGGGTCCCGTCGGGGATGTTGCGTCCGGGGAGGGTGAACGCCTCCCAGAAGTCGTGTGGGTGGCGGGCGTGGAACCGGGGCACGAGGTCGTCGGGGTGGGTGTAGACGACGTCGCCGACGCCCGCCCACGGGACGCCCCGGTGGATGATGGTCTGGTCGCACACCGTGTAGTCCCTGCCGAGCAGTTCGACGAGGGCGTGGATGGTGTCGTGGGTGATCTGGTGGGCGACGACGATGGTGCGCGCCTGGTAGGTGCTGGTGCCGGGCAGTGCTGCGAGCGTGTACAAGAGCTTTGGGTTCATTTCAGATTTCTTTCAGGTGAAGAGGGGGATGTTGATGTCGCGAGCGAGGCGCGACATGATGAGGGGCAGGTAGGACTCCTCCCGCTCAACGCCGATGACGCGCATCCCTTCGCGGATGGCGGCCTCGAGGGTGGTGCCGGACCCCGCGAAGGGGTCCAGGACGGTTCCCCCGTGCGGGGTGGTGAGGCGCACGAGCCACCGCATGAGCTCGAGCGGCTTGACCGTGGGGTGGGAGACGCCGTCGACGGTGGGCCGCTCGGATGCCGGGGCCTTCGACTCGTAGCGGAAGACGGGGAAGAACCTGCTGGGGCCGCCCTGGTCGTCGTATTCGGCGTCCAGGGCGCGGGCCGCCTCCTCGTCCAAGACGACGTTGGTGGGCCACCGGCCGCCTTGGTGGGCGCGGGCCGCCCGGAGGGGCATCCGGCGGGTGCTGAGATTGAGGCTCGCACCGGGTGGCCGCTTGTACGCGGCCACGTCCATTCCAGTGTGCTTCGCGTTGATCGCTTCGGCGTCTCCCTCGCTCATGGGGACTCGGCACGCGTCGACGTGGATGGCGCCGACCCCGTGGGCGAGGACGTTGTCAGCGACCGTCCCGCACAAGGGCTTGCGGGCCACCACGCACGGCTCGAACCCCGGCTTCAAGGCCGTGCCCCAGCCCTCCCATGCGCGAGCCTCAGCGGACGCGGGGACTGTGGTTGTGCGGTCGCCGGAGAATCCCCACCCGGACGCCTTGTCCCGTGGCGGCTCCTTCTTGCGCGTAGCCACCTGTCGGCGGTGCCCGAGGCTAGCGTCGACTGCTGCGCCGACGTCGACGCTCTTGGGGAACCCCGACCCGTACAACCATGCAATCGAGTCCCTGACCTCGAATCCGGCGTCCTCGACGGCGCAGGCGAGGCGGTGCCACGTGCGTGCCCCCCCGAACGCCAGCAGGAACCCGCCGGGTTTGAGGACGCGCAGCGCCTCACTGGCCCACTCGCCGCACCACTCCTGGAACGCCCACGCGTCCCGGAGGGAGCGGCTGTACCGGCCGGCCTCCACCGAGGCGCTCCGGTAGCCGCCGTGGGGGCCGCCCAGGCCGGGGGGCATGGGGGACGTGGCCCGACCTCGTTCCGTGCGTCTAGTGACGCGGGGAGCGTCCCACGCCTCCCCCATGAAGCCGATCCCGTACGGGGGATCGGTGACCACTGTGTCGATGCTGCACGCGGGCAGGGCGCGCATGACGTCCACGCAGTCGCCGCGGTAAACGGTGGCGGCGCTGTCGACGTAGTAGGGCGCGCTCACGGTGTGCTCCTGCTGGTGGTGGGGTGTGGGGTGCTGGCTGCGGCTTCGGCGGCCTCCCGCGTTGTGTAGGTCTCCCCCTCGCGCCCCGGGATGGTGAGCTCGTAGTAGGGGCCCTGGGGGCGGAAGAGCCCACGGGCCCTCACGTCCCAGTCCCCGTGGTATGTGCCGCAATCGGGGCACGGCTCGCGCCTGGGGATGCTCATGCCGCACCCCCGTCCGGGCCGTCGATGTCGTCGTCCTCGTCGATGGCCAGCGCCTCGGCGTAGTACGCGGCGTCCTCCCCGGTGGCGATGACGCCCCCAGCGGTGGCCTCCTCCAGGGAAATGACCCCCCGCCGTGTCGGCGCCTGCTGCTGGGGCGCTTGGTCGTGGATGCTGGACCAGATGGCCCGCATCTCGTCGACCACCCGCCGGGCGTTGTCGTCGTCCAGGGCCTCGATGCGGAGCACCTGCCCGCACACGCGGCGGACGAGTGCGGAGAACGTGGCCTCGTTGAGGTCGAGGCTACGGATGCCTCGGATCACGGCCTGCTGCGCGCGCGTGTAGCCCCCGCGCCGGGCAGTGGGCCCGGGCGCCGCCGGCGCGGGGGGCCTCTCCTGGCTGCGCGGGGCGGACTGCGCGGGCTGGTCGATGATGACGCGGCCCCGCGCGTCGACCACGGGGGCGCCCGCGTCGTCGAGCCGGGCGCCCAGCTCCTCGGGCGTGTACACCAGGCCCATGAGGGCGTCCGAAGCGCCCTGCCTACAGACCTCCGTGATGGCGCGGGCCCGGAGCATCTGGGTGGGGTACTGGGTCCACGGGCCCCGGTTCCCCCACAGGCCCGCCCTCGTGGCCTTCTCCCGGGTCCATGTCGCTGTGAACGCGCCGTCGGGGTCGTCGGCGCGGATTAGGATCGCTGTCACCGACTCCGGGCCGTCCTCCCGGACGCGGAGCCGGTGGCCGGCGCGGCGGACGACGGCGGCCATGAGGTCCGCCGACAGTGTGGCGCGGCCGTTGATGACCGCGATGCTGTTGAGGGCTTGGATGGCGGGGATGCCCAGGGCGTTCCCCGTCTCGATGGCCACTAACACGTTCGCAGGTTTGCGCTGGTACTGCGTGGGGATGATGCTCGCCGCCGCCAAGGCCTTCGCGTACTGGAGGCGGGCCTGGACGTCGGCGGGGGCGAGGCTCAATCCCCCTCCGGGGGCGGCTGGGACGAGGCCCCGGCCGCCCCCGTTGTTCTCTTCTTCGTTACTCATTCGTTACATCTCCTTAGATGGGGTCGAGGCCCCAATCGATCCGTTCGGCCCTGACCTTGTAGGCGCAGTCCGCGCACACGCTGGGCCCGGGCTCGTGGCAGTAGCGGCACCCCCCCCGGGCGGGGGCCGGGGGCGCGGGCGGGTTATCGATATCCCACCCGCACCACCCGCAGACCCGGGTCCGCTGGTAGCGGGGAATCAGGTCCCCACAGCGGGGGCACCAATCATCGGCGTCCCTCACCGGCCCCCCTCTTGGCGTACTTCCAGTAGTCGGGGTCCCAGGACACCCACACTCGGCGCCGTCCCTTGGCGCCGCCGGCGCGGGACTGGACGCGCCAGCCCTCGCGCTTCGCAGCGCACCACCGGGCGAGGGTGGCCGCGTCCGCCCGCGACCACGCGCCGTCCTCCTCCTGGTCGTTGACGACCTGGAAGGGGGTGGGCGCCGCCGACTGGATGACGTGGCGCTCCTGCGCCGTTGTGACGGTGTAGAAGAACGCCTCGTCCTTGGAGCGCTCCTGGCGCCCAGGGAGCGCGACCTGCCGAATGCTCACTGCCGATCACCTCCACGGCGTCGGGGCCGCGTCGCGCAGTGGAGCATGCGCGCCCCCTGGCCGATCAGGGCGAGGGCGGCGACGAGGAGGACGAGGGCCGCGGCGTCGGCCACGTGGGCCGGGTCGAGTGCGGCGGCCAGGGCGATGAGGCCGAGCGTGGCCAGCCCCCCTCCGGTGAGGGCCTGGGCGCGCCTCACCTGTCCTCACCCCCGCAAAGGGTCACGTCGGCGAAGTCAACGATGACCCATCGCTTGGACGAGCGCCTGTTGTCCCGCAGGGCAGCCAGGACGGCCAGAGCGTCCCCGAGGGCATCGTGCGCTTTGTTGAGCCGCTCCCGGCTCAAGAGCGTTAAGTCCCGGCGCGTGTCCGCATCGAGGGTGGCGATGCGGGTGGCTTCGATCGCTGCCCGCACTGCGGCGACCCGCTCCTCGAACTCTTCCGCGGTGGTCACTGGTCACCACCCCGCTCCTGAGCGGCTCTCTCGTCGAGCCCGTCAGCGATATAGCGCAGCGCTGCCGCACAATCCGCGTAGGACATGTGGAAGCGCCGCACGTCCGCCAATCCGTTCCGACCGATCCTGACCAGCGCCAGTGTGTCGACCTCCAGCTGGTCCACAAACGCGACGGCGGCAGGGTCGAGCATTTCCTCGCTCATCGCCGATCCCCCTCCCCGTCGCGGCTGGACTGGGGCCACACGTCGGCGACGACGCGAGCCTCCCGCACGCTGTCCCAGTGCTCCAGGGCGCACTGCCCCGAAGCACACTCGCAGAGGGCGTCAACGGGGACAGTGACCTCGTGGACGCTGATGTCACCCCCGACATGGTTGGCGGCGAGGGCGGGGGCCGGGTGCAGTGTGACGCGCATGCCGCGCGCCTGCAGGCGCTCCGCCTGCGCGGCGAGCGTCTCGCCCCGCGTTATTGCGTAGAGGCGGACCTCGCCCTTGTCGTCAATGGGGACGAGGTAGTCGGCGCACCACGCCCGCGCGGTGTACGCCCCCGCCTTCGGCACCCTGATCTGGATGCCGCTGCACACGGTGACTGTGTCGTCGTGGATGTAGACGACGACCATGGGGCCGGCCTCCACCTCCACGGCGTCGTACGCGTGTACGCACACCGTGCCAGTCGCACGGACTTTCACGTTCCCGTAGGCGATGATGGTGGCGTTTCCCGTAGCTTCCACGATCGCCCACTGGTCGGCGATCACACGGACGAGGTCGTCCGCCGCGGCGTGAGACCAGTCCATGGCTGTCATGACAGCGCTGCCCTTGCCGTACAGGGTCGCGCCGTGCGCGGCGGACGCGGCGCTGACATCGCGCACGTACCCCACTGACGAGTCCTCGGCGCGCAGGAACCCGCGGCCGAGAGAACAGACTTCAGCGGTGTCCTCCGACTCGATGTACGCGCCCTCGGACAGGACGCTGGTGTTATCCCGCGCAGTGAGGCGCGCGGCGCCTCGCGCGTAGACTGAGGTATCGCCCACGACGTACACGTCCTTGCCGTGTGTTCCCCGTATCTCGATCCGACGTTTGGAGTCAACGATGATTTCGTCGTCTTTGGTGATCGCGGGGTCCGCGAGCGCCGCCTCGAGGGCTCCCACGGTCTTGCAGACAATTTCAGTCATCGGACTTCTCCTCCTCCTTGGTCTCGTTGATGCGCCGCTCCGTAGCGGCAATGAAGAACGAGCCGAGCTCGTATGGGGTTCGCATGCAATCTGGCATGACAAACCACGCGATTGCGTGGCGGATTCGGTGTAGGATTCTCATGGGAGTCTCAGGATTCCTTTCAGGATTGGCCCCGCCCACCCGCTGTGGTGCGGCGGGGCCTCTGGTTTTCTTTCAGGCGTCCGCGAGTGCAGCGCGCCATTCGGCGGCTGCCTCTGCGGTGATGTAGAGGCGGCCTTGGCCGCCCCTCGTGCGCTTCGCCCTCAGGGGCGGGTACGCGGTGCTGGTGCCGGCGATGCACTGCCGCACCGTGCTTTCGCTCACCGCGTGGAGGCGGGCGAACTCCGCCACCGTCATGAGCAGCGGTGAGTAGATCACGGGAGGCTGGCTCATGCTGCGCGCCCCGCACTGGCGATGAGGATGCCGCTGGGGCTGACGCCCAGGGCCTCGCACACCCTCCCGAACTCGGTCAGGGTGAGGGTGCCGTGGCCGTTGAGTTTCCGGGAGAGCGTGGATTTGCTCATGCCTGCTGCGTCCGCGAGCGCGGCGACTGTGAGTCGCTGGCGCGCCATCTCGGCGCGGATCTCCAGGACGGGTCCGCGCATGGGTGACCTCCTATCCATGTGGGGTATGGTGATCCGGTACTGGATCATCCGCCACCAATGATGATCCAGTTTTGGATCACTGTCAACTCATTTTTGGCGCGCGCGTCCCACTTTTGGCGCGGTAGGCTTGGGCGTATGGGCCTGAAAGCGTTGGAAATCAGCCAGTTCGAGAGGCAACTCATTGCCCGGATTGTTGCAGAGGCCACAGATCAGGGGGTGAGTCGGCGCGCACTGGGGAGCCGGGCGGGCCTCAGTGTCGGGCGCGCACTGCGGATCCTCGCCGGCGAGGCGTCGTGCTCAATGACAGCGTTCGAGGCCCTGTGCGACGCGCTAGGCCTGGAGATGTGGCGTGTCGTCCAGGAGGTGGAGACCGGGGCCTCCGCCCCTGGTGGGGGCCTCGCCGTGGTCCCCGGGTACGGCGCCGACGTCGACGCAGTTACCGAGGATGCGTACGAGGTGCCCTATGCTGCCCTCGACACCGGGACCGACCCCGGCGACGAGGCAGTGCAGATGATGGAGGCACCCTAGAGATGATCGATCCCATGACCCCGCGCGAGGCCATGCTCCTCGCAGCAGCACACGCCTACGGCGTGACCGTCCACATGGGCGACCTGCCCGGGACACTGAGGGGGAAGTACGAGGCGAGCCGGGCGCGCATCGTCCTGCGTCGCGGCATGACGGAGGGGCAGAGGGTGAGCGCCCTCGCCCACGAGCTGGTCCACGCGCGCCGCGGCGACGACGGCCACCAGACGCGGGCAGTGGAGGCCCACGTCGACGAGGAGGCTGCGGGACTGCTGTTGGGCGCCGACGAGTACGCGCGGGCCGAGCGCCTGGTCGGCTGCGACCCGAGGGCGCTCGCCGTCGAGCTGGAGGTCACGCCGGGACTCGTGGAGTCGTGGCAGCGCCGCGCGGCCCAGCGCATCCCCGCCCTGCGCGCGTAGGGGAGGAGGGTACAGGTCGAGGCCCCCGGGGCGCCGTACGCGCACCCCAGGGGCCTCTTCGCCTGAATGACCCCAGGCGCGAGGGCAATCCGGTGGAGCCGAACCCCACTGGATCTACGTGGTACCCGTCATTCTACCAGCAGTCGCGCGCATCTGCGTCACCCGGGCCCGAGGCGCAGGCGCTGCGCGACCCGCTCCAACGCGGCCCGCGACATGTCCGTCGACACGTGCTGGTAGCCATGCGTCGTGACAATGTCCGAGTGCCCCATGATCGCCTTGATGACCTCCGGGTCCACGCCCGCGCCCAGGAGCAGCGTCGCCGTCGTGTGCCGTGCCTCGTGGAGGACGTAGGGCCGGCCGTCCGCGCGGGCGACCCCGGCGGCGGCCTGTAGGCGCTTCCAGGCCGCCCTGTCCGCCTCCGACGTGCGCGGCCGCTCCGGGCGCGCCAGGTCGTACCACACGAGGCCGGTCGGCGAGCGCGGGGCCGCGGCCAGATCCGCGAGCGCCGTCCGCATCCACGGCACCAGCGGGATCACCCGGTACCCGCTCCGCGTCTTCGGCCTGACCAGGTGGAGCGCGCCCCACACGCGGCGCGCCTCGTACCCGTCGGGCATGACGAAAGTCCCGGAGGCGCGGTCCAGGTAGCGGAGGGCCTGGAGCTGCCAGGACACGTCCACGGTCCCGGCCTCCAGGTCCACGCACTCCCACGTGAGCCCCAGGACCTCGCCCTGGCGCATGCCCTGGAGGAGTGCGGCGACCCACCGGGCGGCGTCGGGGGTGCCGGCCGCGTGGTCGAGGAGGCGGATGGCGTCGGCCTCGGGGATCGCGGCGCGGGTGGGCGCCGCGCGGCGCGGGGCCGGCGCGATGATCGCCCGCTGCGGCACCTGGTGCCCCTCGACGACGGCGGCGCGGAGGGCCTGCTGGAGGATCCGCTGGGCCGTCTGCGCGGTCGTCGTCGACCGCCCCGCGCTGGTGATCGCGGTCGTGAGGGCCCGCATGTCCTGGGGGCCGAGGCCGGCCAGCTTGCGGCGCCCCAGGACCGGGACGATCCACGTGCGCGACATCGACTCCTCGAGCGCCGAGGTCTTCGGCCTGACCGTGCGGCGCCGCCCTTCGAGCCACTCCCTCATCCACGACTCGACGGAGGCGCCGGCGCGCACGCCCTCGGGCGTCAGCCCCTCCAGCTTCACCTCCTTGCGGCGCGCCTGGAGCTTGTCCCACGCCCGTTGCTTGTCGCGGTCGCTGACCGTGATGCGGCGCCGGGTGCCCCGCGACGACCAGCCGGCCTCGATGGTGCCGACCCACCGGCCGTCGGAGGCGCGCTGGTAGAAGCTGCCCTCGCCGTGGGGCAGCTCGTACTTCCGGGACCTCGGCATCCCACCCCCCTTTCTCCTGTAGCCAATCGTGTAGCCATCACTATGGTATCCTAGTGCGCCGCCGTGGTGTGCGGACTGGCGGGATTCCGCCGTTTCCGCCGCGCCTGCGCGTCTGGTGCGCTGGTGTAGAACCAGTGCTGCCAGGGGTGGGCGGGCCCGGTGGGGGGTGGCTGATGCTTCCTGTGGGGACAAGGGAAACCGCCTGCGTGCACCAAGCCGGAACCAGGGCCCACATGGGGGCGTTTTCAGCCATTCTTGTAGCCACTCGTACCCCGTAGCAGGTTTCCCGCGTGATTGCGCGGGTGCGGCGTGGTCGGCGGCGCGCTCGCGGGGTTGGTGATGACGCCGACGCCCCATACCCTCATGTATGACTCGATATACATTCCGCCTCCATTGTATCCCTAGTGACACTAGGGATACAATGGAGGCGGAGGGCGCCGTGCTCTCCGAGGCGCAGGCCGCCGCCTCGTCGTCGACGACTACGCATCCCGCGACCTGAGCGCCCGCGACGCTCTTCCCGAGTGGGAGCGCGAGCTCCTCGGCAGGGAGGAGGCGGCCGAGGTCGCATGACAAGCGCCACTGGGCCCCACCCCCTAGCTCCAGTGGCCGGGGGGTGGGGCCCACAACCATGCGCAAAGGAGAAGATGTGATAACGATCATGTGCCCGGGGCGGATGACGGGCGCGGAGGTGACGGCGGCGCGTGAGGCCCTGGGCCTCACCACCGCGGAGTTCGCCGCCCTCGCGGGCGTCCACCCGCAGACGCCGCACAGGTGGGAGGCCGGCCGCGAGCCCGCGCCTGTGCGGATCGGGGGGCTGCTCGCGGATCTCGCCCGCGAGCACGACGACCTGGTCGACCTCCTGGTTGAGCGCACCGACGACGTCCGCGCCGACTACGCGGCGGTGGTGGTGCCCCGCACCAAGGAGGAGTACGCGGCACTCTGCCCGGACGCGAGTCGGCCCCTGCACTGGCTGCGCCTCGCCGCCTCCCGCGCCGCCAGCCAGGCCCCGCGCCTGCGCATAGTGCGGGACGCGGACGAGGCCGCGCGCCTGGGAGCGCAGGTGATCCACCCATCCATATGACCGAGCTCACTCTCTATGGAGTTGTATCCCTAGCGCCACTAGGGTAGAGTAGGTGTCATGAGGCCAGGGAGACGCCCACAGGCCCATGACCCCCATAGGAGGGACCCACGATGAGCACCATCGAAATCACCATCACCGAGACCAGCCGCGGCAGGATCGCCGTCACCACCCCCTACAGCCCCGAGTTCGTGGCGTCTGCGAAGCGCCTGGGCGGCCGCTGGGCCCCCAAGAGCCACGCCTGGACGTTCGACCTCCGCGACCGCGCCCGGGTCGAGGACATCCTCACCCAGTGCTTCGGGTGGGTGGCTGCACCCTCGGGCGAGCTCGCCACCGTCCGAGTCACCATCGACGACGGGGCCGGGAACGCCCCCGAGGTGCGATTCGCCGGCCGACCCATCTGTTGGAGGAGGGGCCGCGACGAGTCCGTGCGCCTCGCTGACAACGTCGTCATCGTCGCCGGCCACTTCCCCGGCTCCGGCGGATCCATGCGCCGGCCCCTGGTCATTTCTGCTCCCTCCGACGCGGAGGTGACCCTCGAGGTCAGGGACGTCCCGGTCGAGGGCCTGGCAGCTGAGGACTCGTCCCGGTGGGACTCGCTCCGGTGGGAGCGGGTCGACGCGGGCGGGGCCGCGCAGCGCGACGCCCTGGTCGCCGAGCGCGAGCGCCTCCAGTCCCGCCTGTCCGAGATCGACGCGATCCTCGCCGCCGCCGACTGCCCCCCCGGGCCCCGCCCCCAGCCTGGGGGCGGGGCCCCACCTCACAGGAGAGGAGACAGAAATGCACACTGATATCACGGTCGAGCTGACCAATATGGTGGGCGACGGGGGCGCCGTCGTGGTTCCCGCCACCGAGGTCGAGGACGTCCTAGACCAGTGGTTCCCACCCGACGACCGGGCCGCGGATTCCCAGGCCGAGGACGCGGTCTCCACGGTCGTCCGGTGGGCGCGCGCGCACGACCCCGCCCGCGACGGCGGCGGCATCGTCGAGGCCCTGGCCTACCTCGGCATCAACGCCGAGATGCACACTCCCCCGGCCCCGCGCCGGCCCGACTACCGGCGGATCCTCACCCGCCGCCAGGTCGAGCGCCTCACCCGCGACCGCCTGCAGGCGGCCCTGGCCGCCACGGGCACCATCATCCCCGGCGCGGACACCGAGGTAGTGCGGTTGGCCTACATCCAGGACATCCAGGGCCTGGACGCCATGCGCGCCGCCCTCGCGGCCATGGAGGCCGCCACCACCGGGTACGACCCCCGACACAGGGAGCTCGTGCGCCGCTTCACCCTGGCCCACGAGGAGGCGCACGAGCGGTGGCTGGCCCACCGCCAGCAGGTCCTCGACGGCCGGATCCTGCCCGGCCGCGTCATCGAGGCCATCCGCACCGGCGCGGGCATGAGCCCCGCCGAGTGGGCCGACGCCCTCAGCGTCAGCGAGGGCACCGCCCGGGACTGGGAGTCAGGGCGCCGCACGCCCCCCGCCGGGGCCTGCACCGACATGTGGGCAATCTGGCTGCGGTGGGTGAAGACCCAGGCGGCCGCCCTCGGCACCCCAGCCGCCGTCATCAACCAGCATTGGCGGGAGCCCGTGGCCGTGCTCCCCGCCGACACCCCCCTGCACGATCTCCGGGCCCTGGGGATAATGCTCCAGGGCCGACGCTTCACCCTAGACCCAGGCCCGGAGATCCAGCACCCCACCCCCGCGTAACGGGCACAAGAATCGGGGCCCCGCCACACGGTTCGTGTGGCGGGGCCCCACCCGCTCTCGCAGGCAATATTCAGTTCCAGCCCTCAGCGCAACCTAGTTAGCGGGTTCATCCCCACGTGAGCGGGGAACACGTGCACTGGTGCAACACTAACGGTTCATCCCCGCTCGCGCGGGGAACAGTTGGCTAGTTGCAACCCCAAAGGATCATCCCCACTTGCGTGGGGAAAAATTTCAACTGTGCAATTTCAAGGGCTCACCCCCGCTCTCGCGGGGACACCTGGAGTGTACCACACTCAGGGTCAGTGCAGGTAGCGTTTCATCTCGTCAATGTACGCCGATGCCTGGCGCTTGGAGAGTGCGCTCACGTCGATGGTGCGGAGCGCCTGCTCTTTAGCGCGGGCTTCGCGGGCTTGGCGAGCGACCGACCTACCCCACACTCCACGCATCGCGCGCGTATACGCTAGATCAATGCGCGCTTCCGCTTGCGCGTTCGCTTTGTCCACAGCGTCCTGCTTGGCCCAGTACGCTGCGCCCTCGGGGGTTTTTATAGCGACCTTCCGGCGCATCCCACGCAGGCTCTCCGGCATCGGGATATCAGGCTTCAGGCTTCCGTCCTTCGTGAGTTTGTCCCTCATTCTCTGTGCGGCTTCGTCTCCGGCCCTATCTCGCTCACGGTCTGCCTTCTGCTCGTACACGGACAGGTTGATGCGGTTGCTCTTGTCCTCCGCTTCGGACGCTGTCCACGCGCGGGGCAGCGGATGCTGGTTGGCGGCCTCCTGCATTTTCTTCATGTACTCGACCTGCCGGGGTGTGGCTGCGCCGCCCTCGGCAGGACCCAGGCCAAGATCTTCGGGGGTCGGCGCAGCGCTGCCTCCCCCGCCACCCCCGCCGCTGTGGCTGCTACCGCCTCGTCCACCCATCGTTCTTCATCCTCTCTGTCTGCGTCGTGTAGCAATGCACCTCGGCCCCATGCCAGTCGACGCCGCCGAGGGGCCGTCCGTGATGGATCACGTGGTGCGGCGCCAGCTCGACGAGCGCAGCCTCGATGCCCTTCCTCCAATTATCCTCCGCCTCTGGGGTTTTGCGCGCTCCCACGGTCGACACGGCTACGATTCCGCCGTGCGGAAGGCCGCCGAAGGAGTAGGCGAGACTGGTCTCGTCACTCCACTGGAGGGTTGGGATCACGGGGATTCCCTGTCTTTGCCACCAGGAGCCGAGTGCTCGGCTCCTGTACATGTTCCACAGGCGCATGGGGAGGGGCATGTCCAGGTAGGTGCTGAAGTCGGGGGTGAGGACTGCCCAGTATTGGGACAGCATCCTTGTGTAGCTCTCCGGCCTCCTCCACACCCTTTCGAACTGGTAGTCGTCGAGGAAGAAGTGGATGCCGACGTTCTTGTCCCTGTGGGTCTTCGCGTAGTTGAATCCGACGAGGTCGGGGGGCGGCTCGATTGTCTCGTCGAAGTGGATTGGGGGGAAGTCCCAGGGGCCCGCGCAGTGCGCGCGGTTGGTCATGCGCAGGTTGTAGGCGTCGTCGCTGCGCATGTACTGGTTCTCTTTCGCGTAGTCCACCGCTCCTCCTTTGAGTGTTAGGACGACGGTTTCTCGAGCGCTGTCCAGATGCGGGCGTGCTCGGCGGTCGCCCGGCTCTCCACGCCCCGCATGCCGTCATCGACGTTCTCGATGAGGGCGCGCACGGAGTCGATCTGGTGGCCGAGGACGTGCCGCCATTCCCGGGCCGCCTCCTGGTCCTCCGCGCGGGCCACCTCCAGGCGGCGCACGGCGTCGCGCATCGAGCCCCCGTGATTGGGGGTGACCTCGTGCTCGATGCGGCCGAGGCGGGCGTCGGTGGCGTCGAGGCGCGCAGTGAGGTCATCGAGGCGGCGGTCGATGCCGCCGGCGATCTCGTCGAGCTTCGCCACTGTTTCTGCGCCGTCGGCCTCGGCTTCGGCTTTCCGCGCGCGGGCCCGGGTGAGGGCCGCCTCAGCGAGGGTCTTCACGCGGCTGGTTCGCCAGGAGGCGACGCCGACGGCGGTGGTGAGCGCCCCGGTTATGAGGGCGCTCACCACTGTCGGGTCGATCATCAGGAGTCCGTTCCCTCCTGGATGAGGGTGGGCCTGGCGGTGGGGACGTGGGCGAGGGCGGTGGTGGTGCTGAGGACGGAGGCGGCCAGGGCTGCCCATAGGGGCGCGGTGGTCTGTCCGATGACGCCGTAGGCGCCGAGCAGTGCGATCGCGGCGAGGATGACGCCGTAGGCCCAGCGGCGCACCTGGGGGGTGAGCCAGGGGATGGGCTGCGGCGTGGG